CAAAGTGACTGATAATTCGTTGTAGCTGGCGCGGAATGTAAAGCCCTCAACGTAGCCTTGGAATGTACCGGCGGACATATTTAGCGGCAGGTCATTCAAGGCAATTGGCTGACCCATAAACACGTTGATGAGGCTGTCACGATCACCATTGTCTAGCTCCGGATTGGTCAGCGCGTAAGTAATTTGGTCAAAGTTAGGCTGAGGATACGCTCGAAGTGCCAAATAAAACGCGGCCTGACTTTCAGCGTCAGCCTGATGTTTTATCGTGGTGTTAATAATTTGCGCCAATTCTCCATACAGGCCAATTGAGGTTTCGTCTCTGTCGCTGACTTGGCTGCCACTGCTAATCCCATATTTAATTGTGACGTCATTGCGTACGTCTCCGGCTCTAGTTTTTATTGTTATGCCTCGACCTAGCGCCTGATTGGCTGTCAGATCTGTATAGCCGTTGGCTGCAAGATAGGTCGTCCTGTGTGTTGAGTCCGCGTAACCAATTTGGCCTTGTGCGTCCTCGTAGATGTATCCAAGGCCTGACGTTGCCAAAGCTGCAACTAGGTCATAGATAACGGTTCGTGATGAAGCTCGCTGTGCAAGCTCATAATTGCCTGGTGTGTCAATTTCGCCTAGGCCTGTGTTGCCAGCGTTGGCCCACATTTCAGTTGGATCATAAGTCGCCCATGTCAAAGCCGCCGGCACTTGTTGCCATTGAGCAAAGAGTACTTGTGACAAAATTGTGTAAATTTGATCGCCCTCAAAATCCTGTGTCAATACGCCGTTTGTAAGAGCCTTTTGAAGCCTTGCCAAAGCGCCTAAGGCAGTAATTGTCACCTCTTGCGTATAAGCCGTTGAGCCGACCTCTGAGACGCTTACAGCGATATCTACAATTGAGCCGCCAAAGATAGGTGTATAAACCGCAGCTGTGTCCTGCACCTCGACTGACAAGGTGTCGTTGATTTCGTAGTCAATGGCAGTTTGATTAAACACAATGAGCGTAATTGAGCAATAACCTGCCTGAGCCTGTTCATAGATATTCGTTCGGCCGGACGTGATGTTGAGGCTGGCAAGGACAGAGTCTGTGACGTCCACGCCGGCAATTTTGACGCGCCAAACTGGCGCCCACTGTGTCAACCGCTTAGACCAGCGAGCGCACCTGCGCCGCCTGTGCCTCGGTAAAATGACTGATTAAGTGTGTTGACAATTGTGCGCGCTGTGCCTTCGGCGTCAATTGCGCCGTTGACTGTCAAGTTGATTCCGCCGTACATTCTTGCTTCCTGCGCTTGAGCTGTTGCTCTTTGTGCGGCTGTGTTTGTAAGCCCTGCGCCTGCAGGCGTTGCCATTGAAGCCCCGGCAATAGCTGAGGCAAGGCCGCCGCCGCTAGTTGATGATCCTGTGCCTCCGCTGACCGTTGGCACACTGATAGCTGGCACTTGCGACGTTGCGGTCATGCTTGGAATTGAAACCGTAGGCACGCTTAGAGTTGGTGCTGAAATTTTTGAAACGTTAGGCAAAAATGGCACTGAGTTGTAAAGCCCAATTAAGGCATTTATACCTTTTACAGCGCCGTTGATTAAATTGTTTAGTCCGCCAATGACAGCGCCAATGACGTTGATTACGCCGCCAGCGATTTCGCCCACTACTTTGAACGCACCGCCTAATACTGTGACTAATACAGGCACGACGTATTTTTGAATAAAGTCAATAAACAACGTAAATTCTTCTTTGTTGTCTTTTATTGCGTCAGTGATTGGCTTAAAGAAATCGGCAAATTTGCTTAATGCTGGCACAACCTTATTGACTACAAACTCAACTAGCTGTTGAATTATTGGTAGCAATTTTGCACCGACTGACTCTTTTGCCTCGTCAAATGTAACTTTCAGAATTTGCATTCGGCCGGCGAATGTATTTGCGTTAGCAGCTGCAGCGCCGCCAAAGAGATCTGAAAGCTTGCCCTGCACGTCAGTAAATGACATAGTTTTTAATTCTGCAGCTGATAGGCCAATGCCTAATTTGCCAAGCGCGGCTGTGTTGCCGTCATAAGCTTTGCCTAGACTGTTGGCTACCGCGTCAAGGCTTTTGCCGGTTGCTTGGCTAATGTCTAGGGCAAGCGTTAAAAGATCTTGCGCCTTTGTAACGTCACCTGTTGAAAGTGCGAGCCTTGAAAGAGCTGGGCGCAACTTGTCATCTGCCACGCCTGTAGCCAATGAGGTTTTAAGTATCTGTTTTTCAACAGAGGCAATCATTTCATTTGTTGCACCTGTGGCATTTTGCAAAGCTGTCGCAAGTCTAACTTGCGCAGCCTCGTCCTCAATTGCAGCTTTGACGCCGTCAACTGCAAGCTTTACTGCGTAAGCACCGGCAGCTGCACCAGCTGCGGCGAAGGCTAGGCCGGCCTTTTTGCTAAAATCGCCAAGTTTGTTGCTCGATCCTTCTACGTCAGCGTTTGCACTGTTAAGTGATTTTTTGAGTTGGTCAACGTCGGCAAGTATTGAGAGCTTGAGCGTTCTACTTTGCGCAACCATTAAAACTCCTTGAGGATCTTGTCAAAAGCATTTTCCCACTTGGCAATGATTTCAGGCTGAATGGCGCGCAATGTTGGATAAATAAACCAGCCGTTAGATCCTCGACCTTTTGGCCCTGACCCTGACCAAATTGGAAATTGCTTGTACTTGTTAGATCCAAACTCATTGCCGCCCCAAAGCTGTTGCGTGGTGCCGCCGCCTGAAAACTTTTGCCCAGCAAAGCCAAAAGATAACTCGCCAATTTTTGATGACTTTGAGACTCTCGATCCGCGAGCAATCTTTTCAGCTGCGCGGCCTCGACCTGTTGCAGTGCCGATAATTTTGTCCTGAGCAAACTCAGCCAAAGCGCCTGAGGCAATTTTTGCTTGAGCTGTGGCCTCTTCGTCCATTGCCTTAAAAGCACCTAAAACGCGACGTAGATCAGCCTTGTCGTAGGCAATCTCAACGCTGTCGCTCATGCTGCTCCTTCAATATCTCAAAAGCTGTGTATATCTGCTCCGCCGTCTGCCACTCGCTCATTGGTATCCCAGTCGCTAGGGCTAAGTCAACCAGTATGCGATTTACGCTTCCGGCGGCGTAGCTTTTGGGAGAACTTCACCGACTGTCACGTCAGCGACCGTTTCGCACCAGATTTCAAAGCCTTTGATTGGCTTGCCACCAGCTTCGCGCTTCATTGCATTCCACGCAAGAAATAGAAGATCCGCAATGCCAATCTTGTCTTGCGCTTGTGAAATTGTCTGGCCTGTCTTGTTTTCCCATTTGGCCCACTCTGGCGGTTGCGCGGTATATGTACCGAACTCGCCTGATGTGTACTCGATTGTGATTGGTAGTTTCATTGTGATGTGCTCCCGTTTCTATTGCTATCAGGTGATTGTTAGGACTGGTGTTGTTGAGCAAAGCATTGCCCATGAGTCGGTCTGTGCGTCTGGCGCAGCTCCGCCCGCTGTCGGTGCTACTGGGAATACGTTACCGGCAAAGCTTGCGCCTGTTGCGCTAACTAGCGTAAATGCCAAAGCTGTATTTGGAGCGCTTGTAAACGCTGTCCACATAGCTTCAAATAGTGATCCACTAGCGCCCCAGTCTGAAAGAAGCTCAAGGTTGAGTGTCCACTGATCGTCAATGTGCTTGTAAGCCTTGCCGTCCAGTGTTTGATAAGTAGTGATTACAGGCGCGTTGACCAGTGTGACTGACGTGGCTTGCGCGTCATAGTTGACTGTCGCAAGTGTCAAGGTTATGTCGCGACCAGTGACTATTGTTGTTGGCATTTGGTTTTCTCCTTAGATTGTCTGTTGTGTGTAGTAAGTGCTGACCGCGAGATCCGCCACTAATAGATTTGAAGCTCCTACAGATTGCACTGTCGGACGCTGTACGTCTCCAACTGTGTAGCCTGCAGGCATTGCGCCCATAATCGCAATAATAAGTTGCTCAAGGTTATCAAGCGCGCCGGCTGTATTGTTATAGGCAACGGCGGCAGTAACCACAAAGTTAATTTTGACGCGTATTTGGCTTTTGCCAATTGTTGTAGTTTCAAGATAAGGCGCGTCCGGCACTATCACGCAAGCTGGCGGAATGACGGCCTCAGGCGGTGAGCTATAGACGGAAGCTGCTACGCCGGCCAAAGCTGTTGCAAGTGTGCCGCGTACGTTTGTCGCAATTGTCGTTGGCGTAGGCATTTACATGGCCATTGTTGAAACGTCAATGTAATTGCCTAAAAGGCCAATGACGCGGTTTTGTAAGCTGCGGCCCATTCTGAAAGGTGACGGCGTAAAGTCAACGCCCTCGATCTGTCCACCGGGAGCGACCACACTCTGAAATATTTCTACGCTGACGATTGTGACCGCTTGTTCAACCGCGTCAGTGCTTGCATAGAGTGTGGCCGCATTTGCCCCGGATAGATACGCAACACCAGCAGGAATAACTGGACGGAACGTGATGTCTGCGTTTGTAACGGCTGCAGTGAAGTAAAAATAAGGCGCTGGATAAGCAAAAGGCAAATAAGGAAACGGATCATAATAATTAGAGGTGACTGTTTTTGTGCCGTTAAAGACGGCAGGTACGCAACCGCTAATGACAACACTTTGGTCAGCCACAAATGTATTTGGTTTTTGAGTTATGTAATACGCAACGTTATTTTGTAGATACACAGCTGCAACGGCATTTTGGTTGGCTGTGAGCAATGGCAAAATTACCTGCTCGGCCGAGTTGATTATTGAGTCAAGGTAAGCGTCACTATATAAAGCAACAGAGACGCCTAACACTGTGCGCAGCTGTGAGGCTGTAATAATGCTAGGCATCTCTGTCCTTTCGTGTT